TGCCACGCCTAACCGATGAAAACGGCCCATATACCCCCGGTAAGGAGTCTCCTAGACCCCCCCCTACGTCACGCGTGGCCCGTCACCATGAAGGTTTCATGCATGGTCAGAATGAATAATATTGGGGTTGAGCAAACCAGTTCAGGAACATGGCTCTAACCAACTCAGAACTGGGTTTGGCGCTCGGCGTCACCGCGCAACGCATCTCAGTCCTTCGACGCGAAGGCATGCCGACCGACAGCATCGACGCGGCTCGGGCGTGGCGGGAAGCCCGGGCGAACGTGCAGCGGGCCGCGGCACCGAAGGCCGCACCGGCGCAGCTCGACGACGGCTCCCTGGCTGACACGATCGGCGAACATCGGACCTTGGTCAGTCGGGCGCGTGGCGTCTGGCAGGCCGCCATGGAAGGGGGCGACCCCAACCAGGGGAAGTACCAGTCGAGTTATAACGCCTCCCTGAAAACCCTCGTCGCCCTCGAGGAAGAGCAGGAGCGTAGGCTCATCCTGACAAAGGATTACATCTCCGCCAAGGAAGCGACCGAGGCCATGCGTGACATGACGGCCGGCATCGTCAACCGACTGGACAAACTCGCCCTCGACGTGGCCGAAGGATGCAACCCCGAGAACCCTGCGAAGGCCGTGAAGGTGCTCGAGGCTTGGGTGCGTCGAGTGAAGGCCGACCTCTCGACTCATGACGAAGCGTAAGCCAAAGTCCAAACGCAAGCCGATGCCCAAGCCGACCGTCCGGCATAAGGACAAACGCATTACTTGGTCAAAGGCATCTGATCGCCTGCACCGATACCTGGTCAAACACGGCTTGTATGAATAAGGCCGACCTTCTCCGCATCGGTCGGGACGTGCTGCGTCCGTCAGACTCGGGCGACGTCGTGGAGTGGCTGGAGTCCAACGTGCACGCCATCCCCGACTCACCGATGCCCGGGCCGTTCCGCTCCGAGCGCACGCCTTGGGTGGCCGAAGCCCTACGCATCGCCGCCGATCCCGAGACGAAACTTCTGACCGTCCTCGCTAGCATCCAGTCCGGCAAGTCCCTGTTCGCCCGCCTGCTCACCTGTCACATCATCGCTAACGCTCCTGGTCCGACGATGGTGCTTCAGGCCACCGACCCTGAGGCCAAGGACTTCGCCCTGCGCTACCTGCGCCCGGTCTGGAACAACTGCCCGCCGGTGAAGGCGCGTCTTTCGGGCGACGACCTCGACCGCTCGACGACCGCGGACTTCGACCGCATGACGCTCTACTGTCGCGGCATCTGGAACGAGGCCAACCTTCAGCGCCTGTCCCTGCGTTACACCATCGCCGACGAGTGCTGGATGGCACCGCCCGGACACTTGGCCGAACTGAGCGCGCGCGTGACTGCGTTCGGTTGGATGGGCAAACGCATCTTCTTATCCCAGGGCGGACGGGCTGGTCAGGAGTTCCATCAGCTGCACGAGACGACGGACCAGCGTGACTGGAATATGCGCTGCCCGAAATGCGACCACCTTCAGCCATGGGTCTGGGAGCAGATCAGGTTCCCCGAGGATGCCAAGGCCACGGGCACATGGGACTTGCACAAGGTCAGCGTCGGCACGACCTACGAGTGTGCGGCCTGTCGGACGCATCTGCCCGACACGAACGCCAGCCGTCTCGAGGCCAACGCTCGCGGGACGTTTGTAGCCACATCGGTCGCCGCGAACTCCGGGCACATCGGCCTTCACTGGAACAGCCTTGCGACTATGAGCTGGGGCGAGCTGGGCGTCCTGATGCTCAAGGCCAAGGAAGCAAACGACCAATACGGCGACGAAGAACCGCGGCGCATCTTCAAGCAGAAGCGGCTGGCCATGCCCTGGAGCGAAGAGGGCGGCGAGATGGTGGCGCTGGCCGAAGCCGCCAACTACAAGATGGCCGACCCTTGGGACGCGGAGGCCGCGATCACCCCGAAGGCCCGCGTCGTCGAGCAGAAGGACGCCGTGCCTGGGAGCATCCCTTTCCGCACGATGGGGGTCGACGTCCAGCGTGGCCACTTCTGGGTGACTGTCCGCCGATGGGCCAAGACCGGGCATAGCCGCCTGATGGCCTTCGCCCGCATCGACTCATGGGGCAACGTCGAAGCCTTCGCCAAGCAAATGGGGGTCCATAATGCCATGATTTTGGTGGATAGCGGAGACAACACCCAAGAGGTCTACCGCGAGACGGCCAAGCGCAACTGGAAGACGGCCAAGGGCTCAGGGTCTGACGACTTCGCCGTGACCGACAAGTCCGGCAACACGACCCGCCGCTTCTACTCCGAGAAGCAGTCTATTGTCGTCCCTGGCATCCCGCAGCGGGCCATCCTGATTGTGCATAGTGCGACCGCAGGCAAGGACCTCCTGCACGGCTTGCGGGCTCGCCGCGTGTGGAGCTACGCCCTCGACGCTACCCCCGAGTATGTCGAGCAGCTGAGTGCCGAAGTCCGCATCAAGGACAAGCGGACGGGGAAGCCCATGTGGATACTTCCCCAGGGCAAGAAGGATAACCATGCCCTCGATACTGAAATCCTCGCCCTGCTGGCCGCGGTCCGCTGGGGCATCGCCGGGCGGGAAACCTCCGAAACCGACTTGCCTTCCGAATGACCCTTGGCACGCTATCAGCAAGGGTACGCCGTTTAGTGTCGTGGGAGGAAGAGACTCATGGCGTGGGCTGGGCGGCGTACCCCCTCTCGGGCTTCCATTCTCGGCAAGTTTAAATGGCCTCTGGACTCTTTATCGGACTTACGGAGTGCGAACTCCTCGACATCAAAGCCAAGGCGGTCTCCATGATCACCGAAGGTAAGACCCTGATGTCCTATTCCGACTCCGGCTCGTCCGCGTCCAAGCAGTTCGCCATGCCCCCGAAGGAGATGCTCGCCGAGGCCATGTTCGCCCTAAGCCGTCTCGACCCTTCGACCTACGGCGCTCGTCGCACGATCATCTCGACCGACTGGCAGAACCGTCAGGACTAATTTCCATGGCCATCCGCAAGAAGATTAAGACCGTCAGCCTGCGTCCCAAGACGCCCAAGGCCATGCCTGCCGCCCCGCAGCCGCAGGCTTCCTACGGCGATTGGCAGAGCATCGGCGTGACGCGTGCCCGCCGTGCGGCCTACGGCGCTGAACCGCGTGACCTCCGCCGTGACCTGACCCCTTACGACCGCCTTACGATGGTGCGCAAGTGCCGCTGGGCCGAGCGTAACTCCGGCCTGTTCAAGCAAATCCTTGCGGACATCTGCCTTTACACGGTGGGCGACGGCATCAAGCCCCAGAGCCACGCGTCGACCCCTGAGATGCAGGAACGCTACGAGGCTTACTTTGCCGAGAAGGCCAAGCGCATCGACATCACGAACCGCTTCTCGTTTTACCAGGCTCAGTCCATCCTGCTGCGCGGCATGATCCGCGACGGCGACTCCTTCGCCGCCAAGGTCCGCAACGCCAACGGCGAAGCGAAACTCCAGCTGATGGAAGCCCACCGCGTCGGCGACCCTCTCGAAGGCAATGTGCCCGAGGGTATGCACGACGGCATCCAGTTCGGTCCGTATGGCGAATACATCGCCGTGAACATCTACCGATCCGACGGCTCCTCCCGCCAAATCCTCGCCCAGTCGATGATGATGGTGGTCGACCAGGAGTACGCGTCCGGCGCCCGTGGCGTGCCCCTGCTCCAACACAGCATCAACTCCATCCAAGACGAGATGGAAATCCTCGCCCTCGAGAAGCAGGCCGTGAAGGACAACGGCGACGTCACCCGCATCATCAAGAAGCAGGGCGGCATCATCGACGGCGACATGGCCAACGAGCTTGGCTCGACCGGCACTGGCTCGTATGCCAACCTAGCCAACACGATGGGCGGCAAGGTCATCGCCCTTGAGCCTGGGGAGGACATGACGTCCTTCCAGAGCAACCGCCCGAACGCCACCTTCACCGGCTTCCTCGCGGCGCTGGAACGCGACATCTCCCAGGGCGTCCTGCCTTACGAGTTCGTCGGCGACTCCTCCAAGCTAGGCGGCGCCACCGTCCGCCTTATTACGGCCAAGGCTGGCCGCGTCTTCTCGAAGTATCAGACCATCATGATCGAGAACTTCTGCGTCCCGACGTGGGGTTACATCATCGGCCAAGGCATTGCCGCCGGCGAACTGCCTGACGACCCGGACTGGAACCGCGTATCCTGGACGACCCCGAAGAGCGTCACCGTCGACGCTGGCCGTGAAGCCGCCAACGACCGGGCTGACGTTGAGATGGGCCTGTTGTCCATGTCTGAGCTCTACGCCCAGCGCGGTCTAGACTTCCGCACCGAGATGGACAAGCGGGCCTCCGACATGGTTCACATTAAGGACTTGGCCGCCAAGTACGGCATCCCATTCGAACTCCTGTTCCGTCCGTCCAACACCCCGGTCGGCACGATCAGCGGAGACGTCGAGGAAGGCCCCGAGTCCCCCGAGATGGAAGACGAGCCCGCCTCGATGGAAGAGCCCGAGTCCGAAGACCAACCCAACTCCTAATTTCCTATGCGTTTCCTCACCAACGGACTGTCGGGCCGCGAGCCCCTTCTCATCGACCCGACCAAGGCGAAAGACCACGCTGTCCTCGCCGAGAAGTTCGGCTTCACGGATATGCTCGCCCAGCTCTTCGGCGTGGCCCCTAAGCCCTACGTCGTCGACGGCATCGGCATCATCCCCGTCGTCGGCGTGATCGGCAAGGGCCTGTCCCCTCTTGAGAAGATGATGGGAGCCGTGGACGTGAACGAAATCTCCGAGGCTCTGGACGCGTTCGCCGCCAGCCCTGATGTCGAGAAGGTCGCCCTGCAAATCTCTTCCCCTGGTGGCACGGTCACCGGCGTCGAGGAACTCGCCAACAAGGTGCGCAACTTCGGAAAGCCTACCCTCGCTTACACGGACTCCGAGATGGCGTCCGCCGCCTATTGGATTGGTTCGGCTGCGGACCGCGTCGTCGCCAGCCCGTCCTCCACCGTCGGAAGCATCGGCGTCTACATGGCCATCCCTGACTATTCCGAAGCCGCCAAGATGGCCGGCATCAAGATGGTGGTCATCAAGTCCGGCAAGTTCAAGGGCGCTGGCATCGAAGGCACGTCCCTCGACGAAGGCCAGATGGGCAACCTCCAAGAGGGCGTCGACACGATCCACGCCGAGTTCAAGGAAGCCGTGAACATGAAGCGCAAGATGGTTAAGGCCGAAGCCATGGAAGGTCAGGTCTTCTCCGGCAAGCAGGCCGCCGCCCAGGGCTTAGTCACGGGCTTGGCTGACTCTTTCAACGACGCCCTGCGTTCGTTCTGATGGCGATCAGCGTCCCCGACTACGTATCCTCCGCAGCTCGACGTGGCCTTGAATGGCACGCCGAGGGCAAGTCGGGCGACGGCGTCACGGACAAGACTCTTCGCGAAGCCCGCGAGATGGCGGACGGCTCTGTCTCCGAAGACAAGCTGCGCCGGATGGGCCCTTGGTTCCGCCGGCACAAGCCCGACATGGACGCCCCGAACAACCAGCCCGACGGCAAGGACTTCCCTGGAGCAGGGGCCGTGGCGTGGGCGTTATGGGGTGGCCCGACCTCCGGCGACATCATGCGGACCGCCGAGTGGGCCGAGCGTAAAGTCGAGCAACTCGACCGCGAACAGTCCGCAAATAATTCCATTCATAGCAAACATAAGATGACCATCGAAGAGCAACTCCTCGCCGCCACCGCCGCCGTCTCTGGCCTCACCGCCGAGCGCGACGACCTCCGCACGACTGTGGAAAAGATGACGGTCGGCGTCTCTGCCGAACTCGAAAGCCTCAAGGTCGAAGCCGCGTCCAAGGACGCCAAGCTCGCCGAACTGACCGCCGCCCTCGAAGTGGCCGTCAAAGAGTCCGAGTCCTTCAAGGCCCTCGTCGAGCAGCATGAAGCGACCAAGGTCAGCGCCTCCAAGGAAGCCGCCAAGATCGTGGCCTCCGTCGGCGTCTCCCCGGTCGAACTCAGCCCTGCGGATGGCAAGCCCACCGCCGAAGCCGTCGACCACCTCGCGACCTTCATGTCCCTGCCGGTCGGCTCCAAGGAGCGCAACGACTACTTCGCTGCCAACAAGCACGCCATCATCAAGGCTTGCATCTAATTTCCCCTCAACACTCATCCAATACTAACACACTATGGCCAACTCCATCGTCGCCGCTCCCAGCATCCTCGCTGAAAGCGTCATCGCTTCCCTCAAGGGCAAGCTCCCCGCCCTCCGTGCCTTCTCCAGCGTCTTCACCGCCGCTGAGTCGTCCGCCGGAAAGACCGTCCAGGTTCCCCTGATCGGCGTCTCCACTGCCACCGAGTTCGGTGCCAATGGTTACCTCGAACAGGACGACGCGACGATCACCGCCGCGAACGTCACCCTGAAGCACTTCAAGGTTTCGTCCCGCTTCTCGCCCCTCGACGTCAAGTCGTACGGCGCTCAGTTCCTCTCGAACTCCTTCGTCCCGACCGCCGCCAACGCCCTCGCTGAAAAGTGCCTGGCTGAAATCGGCGCTCTCATCACCTCGGGCAACTACGCCTCTGGCACGAACACCGGCGCTGGCCTGACCTACGCTGAAGTCGTCGCCTCCAAGGGTGTCCTCGACGCCGCCAAGGCCGCTGAGCCCCGCGCGTTCATCCTGAACCCGACCTACGCCAACGGCCTCCTCGCCGACGCGACCATCATCGGCAACTCCGTCCTCGGTGCTGGCATCCTGACCTCCGGCCAGATCGGTACCCTCGCCGGTGCCGCCGTCTACCAGTGGAACAGCCTCCCGTCCACGGGTAACCTCGCTGGCTTCTCCTGCGGCGCTGACGCGATCGCTGTCGCCTCGGCTCTCCCGATGAGCGAGATCCCGGGCTTCGAAGTCGCCAACGCTGTCGACGCCGACACCGGCCTCGGCGTCCAGATCCTCATGGGTCAGGAACAGAGCGGCTACTACAACGTCACCGCCACGCTGCTCTTCGGTGCCGCTGTCGGTCGCGCGACCTCGCTCAACCGCCTCACCACGGCCTAATCAGCCGCCGCAAGGCAAACAAACGAGGCTCCCAGCAATGGGGGCCTTTTTTGTGCCCCCTACCAATCCGGGCAAGTATAGGATGAGCCTCTACGGAACCGAGTTTCTCAATGACGCCAAAGAGATGGTGGCGGACTTCGGCGTGGCCGGGTCGGCCAACTCTGGGGCCATCACCTTCTCCTGCCTCATCTCCGACCCCGCTGTCTCGACCGTCCTCGAAGCAGGGGGGTATATGGAGCGGACCCAGTACTCGGTCAGGCTCCCCGCTGTAACGGCCTCCTGGAGCCAGCCAGACGGGTCTATTGGGGCATCGGCGGCCCTACTGTCGGCAGGGGTGCCCATCGCCAGCCTTGCCCAGGGGAAGAAGATTGTGGCCGGCGGGAAGACCGTCCGCATCACGAGCCAGACCTACAAGCCCGGGTCGGCATGGATCACGCTCGTCGTCATCGACGATAACCAGTAACCCGCCGTGGTAGAGGTCAGCATCCCTCGGAAGTCGCTGGCAGATTTCAACGCCACGCTGACTAGGGTCTATAATGAAATCGGCATGGACGCACAGAGCGCGGCCACAAAGCAAGCCATGCTCCTATGCCAGGACTTGGCGGTCTTTACTGCGCCGATGGCAGCAGGCGGCGGGCAAGGTCTTTCCAACGCGGCCAAGAAGGCGGGCGAAGGCGCCGTGGCCGGAGACATCCGCAAAATCTTCGTGGCCGTAGGGGACCGAAACATCAACAGCCAGAAGGCCATCGTTTTCCAGAGCTTGGCCCATGCGACCCAAACGAATAACCGCGCGTCCTTTGATAAGATTATCAAGAAGTCTCGCATCGAGACTTTACGCATCTCGCCGATCATGACAAAAATCCTGAACGACCAGAACTATGACCGGGCGTTCCTGAAGGCGAAGAACTACCTTAACCGCGTGCCGATTGCCGCAAACGAATACGGCTTTGACTATGCCCGAGACCTGCGTAGCCATCATGACCGTGTAAAGGCCAAGTTCGGCGGACGCATCAAGCGAGGCCAGCGCATCGGCGTCCCTCGGCTCCTGGTTGAGTCAAAGCAAGAACTCGATGAGTATATCAGGGAACGGCAGATGGCCGTCGGCAAGACCAAGGCCGGATGGCTTCGGGCTTTGACGATGCTCAAGCCGCCTATGCAGTCCAACGTCGCAAGCGGACGCTTCGGCGCCAAGCTGCGGGACACGATGTGGGTGGCCCGTCACGGCGGCCTAGGCTCGGCAACGCAGACTTACACCGTCAAGGAGGTCTTTATTCAGATCAAAAACCTCCTCGGCAACGTCAATTACATCGCCGACGCGGCGGACACGCTGACCCTTGCGCTAGGCAATCGGGATAAGATGATGCAGCAGGACCTAGCAAAGTTCATCGCCCGAACCGCCAAGAAGAACGGGATGTGATTACTTGTCCCCGCGAACTCGGACAAACACCGGGTGGCGCAGGGACCCGGTCGGGGTCTTCATCTGGAAGTCCACCTCGGCGGTCTGGCCGATAAGCTGAGAGCGGTCGGCGAGCAGGGCGACGCGCGTGGCGTTGTCCATGCCGGTGCCGACATTGACGAGGCGGCGTCCGCAGCGCACGACGATATGGCCAGCCATCCCGGCGCACTTGCCCGTGCCTTCGACGACGTCGACAATCTCGGCATCAGTCGTGTCGGCATCCTTGACCTTGAGCCAAGCCCTGGAGCGGAGGCCGTGGGAGTAGGGGGCGGTCGTGTCCTTGACCATGGCACCTTCGAAGCCTTCGGCGCTAAAGCGGAGAAAGGCTTCTTCTGGGGTGCAGGAGACGCTAGGAATGAGCAGGAGGGAGGTAGGGTAGGACTGAGCGAACAAAGCCTCCAGAGAGGCACGGCGAGTGCTGTAATCGCCAACCACGGAGGGAAGGTCGAACAGCCAGACGCGGGCATCGTCGGCGGACTGTTCCGAGCGCAGGGCACCGACCGAGGTGAAGAAGGACTTGCCGGACACGGCCTCGCCGTCGAGCAGCCAGACGCCATCCTTGCCAACCAGGAGGTCGAGCACTTCGTCGGCCAGATGGTTGAGGGAGGGCATCGGGTTGCCGTTGCGTGTCTCGAAGCGGACGGTGCGGCGGGACAGGTCCGCAGTGATCAGGACGCGGAGGCCGTCGACCTTGGGCTCGCAGACATAGGACGCAGGCGTATCGCCAGCATACAAGCGGGCCAGCATAGGCCCACGGCGAACCTTGGGCGAACGGCGCTTAGGCTGACGCGGTACCGCATCCTCGAAGATGGCGAAGAACGCGGCAAGTACTGGGTCCTGTTGGCAGAGCATCGGTGGAACTCCTGAAGCAAAAGCCCAGCCCCCTATCTCGTCAAGCCCCTTTCCCTACCAAAGCGGGCAAAGGTACAATGGGCACGAAGAGCATCCGCCACATCGTAGAGGCCACCTTGGCCACCTACCTATCCACCCAGACCGGGCTGACCACCGTGGCCTTCCTGACGGGTGACAGCGCCGCGACCCAGACCCTGCCCAAGGCCGTGGTCCTGTGCGAGTCCGCCCGGAGCCCTGCCGACCTCCCCGAAGGCGCGGGCAACTTCAGCTGCTCGGTCCGCATCACCCTGTTTTCGAACGCTGACGACACGACCCTCGCCGATCACCGTGCCCGCTGCGCCGCCCTGTCCGGCAATATGCGCGACCTGACCTCCATCAAGGCGGCCTTCGTCACCTCGACCGACGCGGCCTGTTACGACGTCACCGTGGTCTCCGAAGACGAGGGCATCGACGAACGCTCCTGGGCGACCTCCTTCGCCTTCGACGTGCTGGTGGTCCTGCCTGCCTAAGCCAATTCCAAAGCCTGCAATTACAAATGGCCGCCATCTCAAACGGAACCACCTGCATCTACGGAGTCGCGGGCACTGTCGCAAACCTCTTCGTGCAGAGCTACAGCCTCTCGTCCTCCTTCAACGCTGACGTCACCGTGGTTGACGAGACGGGCATCACCAAGACCCACCGCTTGGATGACCGCAAGAGCGAGATTACCATCGAAGGCATCGCCAAAACGACCTCGATGCCCGTCCTAGGCGCCGCTCTTTCCTTCACGGTCAACACTCTTTCGGCCTACCCGGCTGGCTCGGCCTCCGCGTCGTTTGTCGGGACCATCACCAAGATTGACGACAAGGGCTCGAACAAGGGCTTTACCGCCGTCACGATCACGGCGATTGATTACGAAGGCATCACGCCTGCGTAATTGACACCCCCGAAAGGGGGGCAGTCTAGAGGACAGTGGACCGTCGCTTCCTCAACGCCTACGTCGACCCGGCTCCCTTCAAGGTTCTGGGTCGAACTCTTTACCCCTGGTGCCTCAAGTACAGGGTGCGCCTGATGGCCTTCGACTCGCCCCTAGTGACCGGCTCCCGCGGCATCACCCCCGCCGACCTTATCTTCGCCTGCCAAGTGTGCGCCGAAGAGCAGCTGGGCGACATAGGCTGGGTGGACAAGCTGCGCATCCTAAGCCTTCAGCG